ACGTTCTTTACGCGCATGGAGAGCGGCGCAACGCTTGTGCTGACGACAGAAAAGAACGATTGCGTTTACGGACACTCTGGATTCACCATGAGCATTACAGGCAAGATCGGCCTAACGAATTGCTGGGAAGTCGTCGGAAAGAACGTGAAGGTCTATTACTCCGATGGTGATACGCGCAACTATCCGATCACGAGCTTCTTGATGGTGGATAAGAAAGACGAAGTTCGCTTATAATTGATTTGCAACGAAGTCAGGCTTACGCCGATGCAGTGGATGGGCAAATGTTGCGGAATCGTCGGTGATAATGTCGTTATCCGTCGCAATGCAGCCCGCTCGGAGCCGAGCGAGAGAACAAACGGAGCCTATTCCAGACGAACGGTTAATATAATCCGGCGTTGTGGGGTATAATGATTCCAGACACCGAATATCATGCGAGCCGGGCTATAAGATCGGGAAAGTCGCTCCCGACGGTGTCTGCCATGAAATAAGAGCATTGCAGGGAGTATCGCCAATGGACGCATTGGCTACACGGCATCAAGGGGCCATCCTCGAAGCCTGATAAAATCCCGACAATGGCTTAGGAACGGAAGCACCGGACTCCGAAATATGTCCTCGTGCAGTGTTCTTATTTGATGGTGAATGCGCAGGCTGATGCGAGTTGACCTGAGGAACGGAAGGAGCCAATGCCTTCTGTGTAGATCTAAGGGTTGCGCCGGAGATCAGCACCGGCCGCCATCAACCAATCACGCTCTCGGTGATCCCCCGTCCGGCCTCTCTCCGGATATTGCCCTGTCTAATCCACAGGGCTTTTTTTCGTGCTAAAATCATGCTACCGATTGGAGGTAGACATGGGATTACTCGACACAGCCTACGATGAATTACGCAAGCCACGCGCTATGGGTCTGCGTGTAGGTGACTTTGTGCCGTATGTATCCGGTCTACTTGCAGCAGATGACGCACGACTTGCAGCGCAGCAAGGTAACTACGGCGAAGTAGCAGGCGCATTAGCTGGATTCATACCTGGCGGCGCTGTCGTGAAGAAGCTAACCGGCGTTGACCTTGGCTCAGTATCTCCACGACAAATCTTTGCTGGCAAAAAGGCTAAGGGAGCAGACCTAGAGGCAATGAATCGAGCAGAGGCTAGGCTTTCTGCTGGAGATGATCCCCGAAAGGTATGGAGTGATGAGGGTTGGTTTCGTGGCCCAGATGGTCAGATGCGATGGGAGATTGATGACCGTAGAGCTAGAGTTAATCAATACGGCCCAGGGAAAAATCAAATTGAAACGGTGCATGGCCTTTTAGAAGAAAGTTATCCGGGCATTATTCCTAAATCATTACAAGGAAAACTGCTTAGTGGCCCAAACTCAGCAGCGCTTGGCGTAGAAAAAGCCACTGGGAATCCAGTGATTGCTTATGACAACACAAATAAGCCTAGGAACACATCTGCCGTCCATGAGCTGCAACATGTAGTTCAGGATAAAGAAGGGTTTGCTAGAGGCGGATCTCCTGATGAGTTTAGAAACCAAGCTGGGGTATCTGTCAGCGCACCAGCTCTTGCTTGGAGAGAGGATGTTGAGGCTTATGCAAGAAGAAATAAACTACCATTGTCGGCAGCAGAATCAAAGCTGATTTCTGAATACACAGAAAGCGGGGTTACTGAGTTTATTCCAAAAGACAGCGTAAGAAAATGGGCTATGGGATCATCTTTTAATCAAGATAATCCAAACCGAAGTCAAATTAAGCAGCAAATTGAAGAATACGGATTGACAAGACGAACAGCTCCATATTCACCGCATGAAGCGTATTCCCGATTAGCTGGAGAGTCTGAGTCTAGATTGGCTGAAAGCCGAATGATGCTGACGCCATCTCAGAGGCGAAAGATTTACCCAGAGTATGAATATGATGGGGAATTGATCTTCAGAGGATTGCTAGGTGGAACGCCATGAGCGCAGAAGCTAAATCGGATGAATTGAAAGCGATAGCCAGAAAGATTCTGGAATGCGCGCCAATCATTGCACAGTACCCATTTCTGCTAGATCGGATAGAATCAAACACACTCGAAGAGATTGATGATCTAATTATTCTCTACCGTTAACCGAGAACAACCCAAGGGATTCTCAAATGACCGATGACCGCAAAGTAGGCGAAAATACGCCAAAGAACAAAGGCAATGCCGGTAAAGGGCGCGAGAAAGGCGTACCCAACAAAGTAACCGGCGAAATCCGCGACATGATTAAGACCGCATTAGCTGAAGCTGGCGGGACTAATTACCTTATCGCTCAAGCGCACGAGAACCCAGTCGCCTTTATGGGATTGATCGGCAAGATCATTCCGAAAGAAGTCGAGGCGCATGTAACCGGCACAATCAACTGGCCTGTACCGCAAGGTAAGCTAGGTTGAGCGACTACCAGCCACGCGAAGCATTCATGCCGTTGCACCTGAGAGAAAACAGGTGGAGCGTCATCGTTGCACATCGGCGCGCTGGTAAAACCGTTTCGTGCATTAACGACCTGCTGACTCAGGCATTAAGCACGACGAAAGAGAATGCTCGTTACGCTTACATTGCGCCGTACTACTCGCAGGCCAAGCAAATCGCTTGGGATTACCTGAAGCGCTACGGTCGCTCTGTTGCAACGAAAGTGGCTGAGTCTGAGCTATCCATTGATTTAACGAATGGAAGCCGTATACGCCTGTTTGGGGCGGATAACGCCGATGCTTTGCGCGGCATGTATCTTGATGGTGTAGTACTGGACGAATATGGCGATATGCGCCCGTCGGTTTGGGGCGAAGTTATCCGTCCATTGCTTGCCGACCGCAAGGGCTGGGCAGTGTTTATCGGCACACCGAAAGGCCGTAATCACTTCTACGACATCTGGCAGTCAGCCGATGAGAAGTGGTTCAAGTTAAGTCTCAAGGCGAGTGAGTCAGGATTGCTTGACCAAAGTGAACTAGACGACGCTCGTAACGGCATGACGCGCGACCAATACCTGCAAGAGTTCGAATGTAGCTTTGAGGCCGCTGTCGTTGGGGCTATCTACGCGAATGAGCTTGACCAAGCTAGGACTGAGGGACGTATCGGTAAAGTTAACTACGAGCCGCTTATCCCTGTTCACACGGCATGGGACTTAGGCGTATCTGACGCAACAACGATATGGTTCTGGCAGCAGGTCGGACGTGAGGTTCGCGTTATCGACTACTACGAAAACTCAGGCGAAGGCTTGCCGCACTATGTGAAGTACCTGCAATCCAAGCCATACGTTTACGGCTCACACTATGCGCCGCATGACATTGCTGTCCGTGAGTTTGCTACCGGCATGGCTCGCATTGATGTGGCGCGTGACCTTGGCGTGAACTTCCTGACTGTGCCGCGACAATCGCTTGAGGATGGCATTCACGGCGCTAGGCTATTCATGGCTCGATGCTGGTTCGATGAAGAACGATGCCGCGAAGGATTAGACGCATTGGCTAACTATCGTCGTGAGTTTGACGAGAAGCGCGGTGTGTTCCGTTCAGCACCAGTTCACGACTGGGCATCACATGGCGCAGACTCATGGCGCTATATGAGCCTATGCAATGTGCAGACAAGCTCAACCCCAATACGCCGCAAGTTAAGCGTGATATGATATGGGCATTATTTAATCAGAGGCCGTGTGATGGCTAGACCTTCGATTACTCAGCTTCCGCCAACTGGATTAGATCGCTTCCGTGGCCTACTAACGCGTGCAGATGACTTAACGGGCGGATTGCTTGCTGCTGTGCCAGGCATTGGAACACTTGTTGCACTGAACCGTTCAGTCAATGCGGCACAGTCCGGTGACTACACGAAGGCTGTTGAGTCGCTAACTGACGTTATCCCTGTTGGCCGACTAGCTTCCAATGCGATTCGTGGCATTACTCGTGGCCGTAGTGCGGGTGATATTGGGGGTGTTTTGAATATCAAGAAGCCTAGCTATCAGGGTTCTCACTCTGCTCCAGATAAAGAATACGGCGCCCCACTTAATGACCTTTCCCGCGACATGTATCCTGCCGACGTGTACTCAGCCAAAGGGCTTCAATACTACGGGTCTAATTCACCGGGCGAGCGTGAATCGCTAGATATTGCTCGCAAGGTTCGCGGTAATCCAGATGCAATGGTTACTGTCTATCGAGCTGCACCAAAAGGCGCTCAGACGGACATTAACGCAGGCGACTGGATTACTCCGTCAAAGGCTTATGCAAAGTACCACGCTGAGAACGTAATCAAGGGTCAGCAAGGTCAAGACTACGAGATTCTAAGCAAGAAAGTTCCTGCTAAGCATGTCTACACTGATGCCAACTCGCTTGCTGAGTATGGCTACGATCCAACAGGTCTAGGGTTCCGTGGTAACATGGGCGGCACTACGCTAGGCAACATCAATCCGCTGCTCGGCTTGCTAGATGACGAGAACCAGTAATGGCTGATATTCCAGAAGATTTTGAGTACATCCTCGGCGCAATGATCCAAGACGCCGTTAGCTACATCGACGAGGAAATCAGCCCAGCACGCGCTGAGGCGATGCGTTTCTATCGTGGCGATCTATTCGGCAATGAGCAGGACGGACGCAGCAAGGTAGTCTCGCGCGATGTTCACGATGTCATCCAATCGGTTCTGCCAAGCATTCAGCGCACATTCTTCGGCGCAGAGAAGCTGGTTGAGTTCGCGCCTCGTATGCCGAATGACACGCAGAACGCGTTGCAGGCCACTGATTACGTTAATTGGCTGCTAGAAGAAGCTGATTGGTTCGAGCAGTTCCGTAGTATGGCGCTAGACGCATTGCTGCACGGTGATGGCTTCGGCAAGGTCGTTTACTACGAAGAAGATGAAGTAGAGATTACGCAATTCACCGGCCTTGATGAGCAAGCCCTAACGCTATTAGCAAGCGAAGATGGTGAGTTGCAAGTCGGACAGCGTGAAGATGGTACGTTCGACGCCATCCTGAAGAAGCGTGAGAAGGAGCAGGAGTTCTGCATTAAGGCTATTCCGCCTGAGCAATTCTTGATTGACCGTCGCGCTACCTGCTTTGAAGATGCCGATATTGTTGCTCATCGCTGCCATTTAACGGTGAACGAGCTTGTCGAGATGGGTTACGACCGCGAGGAAATGCGCGAGCTAACCGGCGACAACGAGCTAACAACCAATGCCGAGCTAATCGAGCGTCAGCCATACAACACGATCACTAACGGCGAGTCGGTTAACGAGGACTTGCGCCGAGTACTGTACGTTGAGGCTTACACGCACTACGACTTAGATGGCGATGGCATTGCCGAGATGCTGAAAGTCTGCACTGGTGGCTCTGGCTACAAGATTCTCAAGGTTGAACCATGTGACGATGCACCGTTCTTCAAGCTGTCCATGTCGCCAAACGCTCATGCCTTCTTCTCTGAGGGCATGTATGACCGCCTAAGCGATGTGCAGAAGATCAATAGCCAGATCCTCAGGCTGACGCTTGATTCGCTGGCCCAGACGATCTTCCCGCGCATGGGTGTCGTTGAAGGCGACGGCAACATGGAAGATGTGCTGAACAACGAAGTCGGTGCTGTCATCCGTATGCGTTCGCCCAATGGCGTGATTCCAATGGCGCAACAGTTCACCGGCTCAAGCGCGTTCCCAGTTCTAGACTACATGCGTCAGGTGAAAGAGCAGCGCACAGGCATTAGTGGTGCAAGCATGGGCGTTAATGCTGACATGCTGACTAACGCTACTCGTGAGGCGGTCAACGCGACGATCCAAGCAGGTCAAGGCCAGATCGAGATGATTTGCCGCAACTTCGCTGGCGGCTTGAAGCGCATGTATTGCCTGCTGCTTGACCTTATCCGCACGCACCAAGACCAAGAGACGATCATGCGTCTGCGTGACCAATTTATCCCGATTGATCCTCGTGGCTGGGGTGAGATGGATGTGGTCGTTAACGCGGCCATTAGCTCAAGCACTGTCGATCAGCGCATGGCGATGCTTCAGTACCAGTTTGAGAAGCAGTCTGAGGCTTACTCTGCGCTTGGCCCTAACAACGGCATTGTGACGCTAGGCCAGATTCGCAACACGATGGCTAAGATCGCTGAGTTGTCCGGCTTCAAGGATTCGTCACAGTTCTGGATTCCTGTTGCGCCTGATTACGAGATGCCACAGCAAGACCCTGAGCAAGACCCTAACGCACAAGCTACGCAAGTATTGGCCGATGCTGAAGCCTACAAGGCTGACATGATGGCGCAGACAGCGCAGATGAAGGCCGAGATGGACATGCAGGCTAAGCGCGAGAAGCTCGAAAGCGACCAGATGCAAGCCATGATGAAGCTGGAAGTCGAGCGTCAAAAGCTAGAACTTGATCGCGCTAAGCTAGAGCTTGAGTATCAGGTGCAGGCAAGCAAGGCTGAGCAGCAGCGTGCCAAGGATGCTCTGGAAGCCATCAAGACAATCATGACGCAGCGCCAAGGTGATGACCAGGTCATGCAGCAGGACAACCAGATGGGCGCAGCACTGACGATGCTTGGACAGATGATTGGCACAGTAGCCGTTGGCCAGCAAGATATTGTCAATGGCGTTACAGCGCCAAAGCAGGTTATTCGCGACGAAGCTGGCCGTATCGTTGGGGTGCAGACTATTCAAGGGGCGGAATGATGCAAGACATTCAGTTCAGCGAAGCCGACAAGCTGGAAATCCTGCGACGATTCGGTCTGCTTGGTGGCGGCCAAGACTAAAGTCAAGGTCAAGCGGGCAATAGAGAAGGTCTACGAATACAGTGAGCTACCAACGGTTGATATGCAAAGCCTTGGCGGCGCACTGGAAGCAACTCAGATTGCTATTGCTGACGTGCAGAGTCTGCTAACCGACCTGAACGAGCCGCAGTGGGCAATCGAGCTACGCGTCTTGTTGCAGAACTTGACGCTAATTGCATGGCAACTGAACGATGATGAAGAAGCCCTGCTACTACTGATGTGAGGATGATATGGACTTGTTAGAACAAGCTGTCCAACGCGGCAATGAAGCGAGACAGATTCTAATGAATCAGGTGTTTGTGGAAGCTAAAGACAAGCTGAAACAGAAGTATCTGGACGAGATTCTGAAATCTGCCGAAGCCGATTCAGCAAAGCGTGAAAGCGCCTACCTGAAAGTGAAGGTACTTGACGAGGTAATCAGCGAGTTAGGGATTATCGAGCAAGGCGGTGTTAAAGCTGACCACGACATCAAAGCGCGTAAGCGTAAAATTGTCTGACAATCAAACAAGCAGGTGATATTATGACCGTAGAAACCACGCCTTCGGGCAGTTTCGATGCTGTAAATGCCATGATGGGTATCTTATCTGACGAAAGTCAGGAAGTGAGAGACGATCAGGCCGAGCCGGATGATGAGGTAGTTGCTGCTGACGAGGCAGACGACGAGACTGAAGAATCCGAAGAAGTTGAAGGCGAGGAAGAAAGCCAGCCAACGGTACGCACATTCAAAGTCAAAGTAGACGGCGAAGAAGTGGAAGTGCCAGAGGATGAGTTACTTAAAGGCTACTCCCGAACCCAAGACTACACGCGCAAAACTCAACAACTCGCTGAGCAGCGTAAAGCCGCTGAAGCTGAGTATGAGCAAGTGCGTAATGAGCGACAGCAATACGCTCAGTTGTTGGGGCAGTTAAGCGCCAAGCTAGAGTCAGCGCCAGAGGTAGATGACTCACTGCAATACACAGACCCAATCGCTTACGCGCAACAGGTCGCACAGTATTACCAGTGGGAGAATCAGCGTCAGGCAGTAGCTCAAGAAAAGCAGCGTTTATCCGCAGTCCAGCAGCAGGAACAGGCAGCGCAGACGCAGAAGTATTTAGCTCAACAGCAGGAAATGCTAACGACGCTGATTCCCGACTGGGTTGATGCAGATGTGGCAAAGGCTGAGAAAGCTAAAATCCGCGAAGTAGCGAAGCAGTATGGTTACGGTGATGAAGAACTTGCCCAGCTATACGACGCACGAGCGGTAGCCCTAATGCGTGATGCGATGAAGTATCGAGACTTAGTAGCCAAGCGTCAGGAAGTGAAGCCACAAGCATCTCCTGTCGTGAAGTCCCGACCTAAAACTGTTTCGAGTCAGCAGTCGCAAATTAAGCAACGCTTGGCGAAAACAGGCAGCGTGAATGACGCAGCCGCTTACTTCAAATCCATTTTATAAGGTGAATTATCATGGCTCAGCCAACCAACACGTTTGATACGTATGATGCAAAAGGCATCCGCGAAGATCTCAGCAATGTGATTTACAACATCAGCCCAGAAGAAACCCCATTCATGTCGAATGTGGGCAAAGGCTCGGCTAAATCGACCTACTTCGAATGGCAGGAAGATTCGCTCGCTGCTACCGACCTGAACAACGCTCAGGTTGAAGGCGACGACTCCCCAGCCGTAGAGCCATCGCCAACTGCTCGTATTGGCAACTACACGCAAATCAGCCGCAAGACCGTTACTGTTTCCGGTACGCTGGAAGCTGTTGACAAAGCCGGTCGTAAGTCCGAAATGGCTTACCAGATGGCTAAGCGCGCTGCTGAACTGAAGCGTGACATGGAAGCTATCGCTACTTCCGGCCAGGCTGCTGTTGGTGGCAACTCCACCACTGCACGCAAGACCGCTGGTTTCGGTGCTTTCCTGCGTACCAACACCAACAACGGCGCTACTGCTACCGATCCAACCCTGTCGGGCACAACTTCGGGCTTCCCGAACGCTGCTGCTGGCAACGGCACAGACCGCGCTTACACTGAAACCATCCTCAAGGATGTGATTCAGCAGGTGTGGACTGAGGGTGGCGACGCCAAGATGCTGATGGTCGGTGCTCTCCTCAAGCAGAAAGTATCGACCTTCACTGGTATTGCTCAGACCCGTTTTAACGTGAACGGCAACAAGCAAGCCAGCATCATCGGTGC